CGTAGCGCAGTCCGGTAGCGCACTAGCATGGGGTGCTAGGGGTCGAGTGTTCGAATCACTCCGTCCCGACCATATTTACTGAGTAAAATCAGGCACTTGAGCCGATCAGTTGGATCGGCTTTTTTGTGTCTGCGCAAAACCCGCGCAAAACTTGCGCAAAACTACCCTGTGATTTCGCTGATATTCAGATCAGGAATCGCCTCTGACCAGACGATGTCGGCATGGTCCTTCTGGTAGTTCTTCGTCATGGTCTCGCTGGCATGGCCGGCGATCTTCTGACCGTCCTTTCCGGCTTTCTGATACAGGTGCAGCGACAATGCGCGCACCTCATGGAAGCCCGGCATTTCCTCTTCTTTCCATCCTTTGTAACAACCCGCCGCGTCCCGGGCCTCCTTGAAGGCTCGCGTCAAATATCGTTCTTCGACCTGAGTCCAGTGGTCTTTCGTCTGCGCCTGCTTCTGCTTTTTTCGATCGGGCCGGCGGTGGATCAGGTACGGTGAGACGATGTCATCCCGGCACCGGCTGATTACCGCCTGGAGTTCTTCAGTCACTTTGAACCGGATCCATGCCGCGTCGCTGGCCTTGGCCGTCTTCTGCTGCACCACATACAAAAAACCTTCCCGAACTCCGTCGAACCGCATGTTCAAAATGTCCGTCCGGCGCTGTGCGGTGATCAGTGCTAGGTCGATAGCGTTCTGTAGCCAGAAGGGTGACTTCTCACGGATGGCTTTCAGGCCTTCGATCGTGTGACGCTTGCGCTGCTTCTTCTCGATCCGGTTGATGGTGCTGGCGGCCGGGTTGTCCGGGCACAGGCCTTTGGCCGCTGCATGGTTGAAGATGTCGATCAGCAGCGCGCGGCACTGGTTGGCGGTGCGCGGGGTGAGGGCGTCCAGCATCTCCGCGATCATGCGGATTGTGATCTGGTCGACCGCTTTACCTTCGAACTGTTTCCGGAAGCGGCGGAAATGCACTGCGTAAAGGCCCAAGGTCCCTTTTGCCAGCTCACGCGGCGGGAGCACGTCGCGCTCATAGGTATCGAGGAAGCCGGCGAACGACTCTGATGAGCTGCCCATCACCGCGCCGACCAGGTCAGCGCCGCGCATGAACTCCAGATTCAGTTGTTTCGCGGCCTCGATAGCCTTGATCCGGTCGCTACCGAACTGGAACCATTTGCCGTCGGTAGGCCGCCGGTAGCGATAGCTCGAGCGCCGCGAATCGAAGTACAGGTTCTGCGGTAGGCTCTTGTTCGCAGTATTGCGCGGCCGTGGGGACATCATGCAGCTCCTTTCAATACCATTGCGACAAGGTCGTTGCCATTGGACGAGTTGAACGCAGCCCAATCAACGTACCAGAGTTTCCCAATTTGCTCGCCCGGCACCATGCCGTTGCGGATGTGATTGCGAATTGCCTGGGGGCAGGGCGGCGTGCCGTTTTCACCCCAGCGCCGTCGCTGGAATTCGCTGATCTTGATGAGTTCTTTGCGCATGGTTACCTCCCGCCGGCCGTGGGCCGCGCTGTCTTGATGATGTGAACGGCCAGGCCGAAGGTGATCAGCAGCCAGGCGCAGGTGCCGGCGAAGGCGTAGATCAGTGCCTCGGTGGTACCGGTTTCCAGCAGGTCGAGCCCGATCCAGGTAAACCAGCCGATTGTTCCTACCAGGTACAGCAAAGCGCCCAGCAGTATCAGGGTGAGTTTCATAGCGAACATGGGGTGTCCTTGCCGCGGGTGGCGGCAGAAGGTAGTGATGGATCAGGCCAGGTCAGCCAGCGAGAAGACGATGCCCTGGCAATATTTTTCGCCGTCGTCCAGTACTTCGAACGTCGCATGCGGGATGTCGGTCCGGTACGTCCAGGAGTACCCAGGCTCTTTGCACCACAGCGCCTCGATGGGCTTCGCCTTGGCCTTGCGCTGGAAGTACTGCTCCAGCTCCGCGTCGTCGTCGATGCTGTCCCGGTCAGGCAGTACGCCTTGGGTATCCACCAATGCGGTGCCGCCGTTGTAGCAACCGATCTCTTCCTGGGCAGCGCCTTCGAACTCCATCAGGTCGTCGCTGGCGCCGTTGACGATTACCAAGCCCGAGTCCTTAGCGATCCGGATCAGGTCCTTGTGGATGCGGCAGGGGTAAGCGATTCCGCTAATCCGGTCTGCGAGGTCTTGTTTGTTCATGGCATAGCTCCGCCCGCCGTTCACCGGCAGGCTGTAGGGATGGCGATTACATCAAGGAGGCCAAATAAGCGCCTGCAATTTGCTTGCGTAGCTCTTGACGTTCATGAAGGTTGATCAAGCCGCGTACAAGCAGACGGGTGGTCCATCTGTCATAGCTGCGAAAGAAACGATTCCTGGACTTGCGGCTGGCCATCGGGGCGATGGTTATGACTGCTTCTGCGAAAGCTCTCATGAAGCTCTCCTGGTTGGATGAGCTCCAATGTTCACTGCGGAGAACTGTCGGTTTCCCGACTATTTTCGGCGAAACCAATTATGGCCTCGGCCCCCTGTACACCAGCCAGGCCATGTAGAGCAGGGGGAGGATCATGGAGTCACCCGCCGCACCCAAACGCAGATCGGGCCGTCATCGGCATCGTGGATCGAGAAGATGAACCAGCCATCGCCGCCGGGTGGGGTCGGCTCCCATGCCGTGCAGTCCGGAATCCCATCATGAAACCAAGCTGCCTGTAATCCTTCAGGGGCGTCATATTCAAAATTGGTTTCGCGAACCTCCAGGCCACGCTCGGTAAACCACGAATACGGGATCAGTTCGTCGTCAGTGGAAGGCCATTGCGGATGGGTCCAAAAGCCAAACTCATCGCGCTCAATCGGTAACGGCTGGATCAAAACAGATTCTTCAGGCATGACTTCGTCCTTGCCGCTATAGCGGCTGACTTTGAAGGGGGAGGGTTACTACAGAGCGACTTCCATAACCAAGCAGCTATTTCAGTATCGATCCTATTCACAGGCCGTTGGGAGTGGTGGCTCCGTCTGAATTATTCAGGCTGAAAGTGAGGTTTTTGGCAAAGGTGATTAGCATCAACTAATCTGCTTAATTCAGTCCTTGCCACCGTAGGAGAAAAAGCATGACCGATATCAACATTAAACAGGTTCAGAGCAATTTTTCTCGCGCCGATTTTGAAAAAATAAATCAGGTGTTGTCTGCGCTGTCCAAGGATAAGGCCGGTACTCTGAAGTTCTTGGAGAATCCAGACGCATATTTGCAAGAAAAATTACACGGCTTATTCCCTAACACGTTGCATTGCCACGTCGGGATTGAGGGTGAAGTTTATCCGCACGAGACTCAGGTTCTTTCAAGCCAAATGATGTTCATTTCCCGGATCAAATTGGACGACTCTTTCAAGAGCGAGGCATTTCAGAAATTTCATTACGTCCGTGAGCCAGGTGATGGCGGTGGAAGCGTAGAGCCCCCTCCTGAACGCCCTTCTCCAACTCCAAAGGAGCCATGCTCAGGATGTGGGGAGTGCTTGATGGTTTACATGGATTAAATTCGAAGAAGACTCTTTCACCTACAGTTCGTGGTTTATCTGGCGCAGGATGCGCCCTCCGATCCAGAGAACCACGGTGACGGCCTTGCTGTTGCCGATGGCCTTGTAGCGTGGCCCGTCCGGGCATTGCTCGGCGGGCTTGCCCCGCCAGGGGATCAGCGTGTAGTTATCCTTCATGCCCTGGAGGCGTTCGCACTCGACAGGAGTAAGGCGGCGCACCGCTGAGCCAGCCTGAACGGCCTGGACCTCCGCACGAGCTTCAAGCGTGTAAGCGTGGTCGGCCTGCACGCCGACACCATCAGGCCCGCTGTCTGGGTTGATGCGCAGCGCGCCGGCCTGGATAGCGTGCGTCACGACGTTAGGGCCCAAGCCAGAGTTCGTGTTGTCTAACTGCTTTCCGTAGTTGCTGGTAACCGTCTGCGCCACCTCTCGGCAATACAGCACGTTTTCCTGGCCGCTATTTCTGCCCAGGGTGTGGGCCTGGTCGAAGCTGACGCAAGGATCCTGCGTGCCGTGCACCACCAGGTGGCTATGCCCGTGGTTTGCGTCCTGGTGGCTGCATCCATGAAGCCGACCGTAGCTGGCGTCGATAGGCGGAACCACGAAAAATGTCTCGCTCTCCACGTCCATGCGGCAATCCTTCGCCGTGAGCGTGGCAGAGCGCTCGATCGATCCTTCCAGGCCGTGGCCACCGAACGCCGGGATCCCTCCGAACATGCTCACCGCCGGGCCTTCGTCGCCTTCGCAGTTCGGACAGCCGTAATGTCCTAGGGATTCAGGGAAGATGTATCCACATCCGCACTGTAGCGCAGGGCCGAAAGGAGCTGATCCGGTAACGTCTTGCCCCTCGCCTCGGCGCGGCGCAGTATCCCGGCGCAGGCCTTCGCGCTCAAAAAGTACCTCGGTGGGATCGAATCCGTCTCGAGCACTTGCGACAACGAACACACGGCGGCGTCGTTGGGCCAGGCCGAAATATTGGGCGTCCAGGACCCGCCACGCGATTGTTCTTTTGGGTCCATACACACAACCAGCGTCCGGCCATTTCTTCCCTGAAGGCTGCAATTCGCAGTCTTCCCCAGCAAGCGCGCCAAGAAAGCATCCGAAGGCGTTGCCTTTGTCGCTGAGGACGCCGGGGACGTTCTCCCAGACGATGACGCTGGGGGGCTTTCGC